CTCTTCTGAATCCTGTAAACCCTAAGTTCAAAGCCATATCCTTATCGTTATCGAATAAACCGTAAGATGTACCACCAGCTCCGTAAGAGTTTTGAGCAGCTAACATATCATCGATATCGAAAGAGAACTGACGGTTAACGAATAACACATTCTCTTGGATAGCACCTTGCTTGTCAAGACGTTGGATAATAGTATCGAAGTCAGACAATGTAGTTGGGTTACCACCACCCCATACGTTTCCTCTTTGAGAAACTGAGTAGAATAAACCTTCAGAACCTTTGTTACCAGCACTTGAGAAAGTACTTTGAGTAGCAGCTCCTGAACCAGACTCAGCAGGTACAGCTTCGATCATAGCCAACTCTAAGTAATCCTCAAATCTCAAACGAGTTTCGTGCTCTGATTTGATGTACCATAAGTAACCTGTAGCTCCGTTCTCAGAAGTAACCTCAACCCATCCGATCTGTGCCATATCTGAACCAGATACCGCATACTTATCTTTGATAATGATTGGGCTATTCTCTAAGATCAAGTCATCAGCCTCTAAAGACTCTTCTAATCCTTCAGTTCCTTTTCTGAACTCTGAACCGTAAACGAATGCTGTAATAGTAGCAGCACCACCAAATGTTTGACCACCAGCCTCGTAGTAAGCTACTTCAAAAGTTCCAGCAGCGTAGTCAACATCGATAATAATACCTTTGTTAGAGTTAGCAGCAGTGTTGTTAGATGACAAGATAACTGTCTGTCCTTTTCTAAATGCAATTCCTCCATTCCCTGGTACTAAAGTGTCATTCACTGTAACAACAGCTGTAGAGTCACCTACGTTAGATCCAACAACTGAACAGTCTACATATTTAGTGTGTAAACGACCTTGCTCTGCCCATTTGATAAGGTCAGAAATAGATGGCATCTCAGCTCCAACTGCTCTTAAGAAAGATGCAACTGAACGGTTACCATATCTTTCAAACTCTTTCTCGTAAGTATCTGGAAGATACTGATTCAAGAAGTCAAAGTTTGTGATGTAATTTGATGCAAGAGTTTTTCTCTCTGCTGAAGGCTGCAAATCAAAGCCTGGTGTAGATAATACTGACATTTTTTAAATTTTTTAATTGTTATTTTATACTTTTAAACTTAAGTCCACGACCACCACCATCGTCTACACTTTTCACTTTGACTCCTGATGAGCTGATAGATTGAGGAGATGTTCTAACCTCCATGTCTATATTCTTTGTTTGTTTGGCGGTATCTAATAACGCCTCAGCTTTGCCTTGTTCATAAAAGAACCTAGCAAATTTTTCAGGATTCATAGCTACAGATAAGGATCTGTGATAACCAACAGCGTCTGAAATTAACCCGTCATTATCTAAGAACTTAGATATATAATTTGTCAAATCAGATTGAGACTTCTTTAAGTCTGCTGGATCACCAGGTAAAAACTTTAAATCCTTGTCACCAATGTTGAAATCAAAACCTTTGAAATCTTGGTTGAAAAGTTCTTCAGTCTTCTTCTGAAAATACTCAGACTTTCTGTAACTCTCTTGCTGCACGGTCTGTGCGTCTTGAACGTATTTCTTGTAAGCGTTATAGCCTTCCTTATCCTCATCTGGAACTAAGCTACCCCTTGACTCAAGTGGTGTCTTGTACTGCTCCTTCTGATCTTCAAAAAACTTCTTAGCTTTGGCAAGCTCTTTCTTCTTGGCAATCTCTTTCTTCTTAATATCCTTCTCCTCATCGAAGTCTGGATCATATCCAAATTTATCTTCGATCATATAGTTGATATCCTCGTCATCCAAGTCTGACTCGGTAACTGAGTAGTACTCAGCTAAAAGCTTCTCTGGAGATAGTTTACTGAAGTCTTTACTTAACTTCATAAAGTCATCAATACCTCTACCAGTCTCTTTCTTATACTTTAAGAATGCTGAAACATCTGAAGGTAATTCCTCGTTGGCTTCTCTCTCCTTAAATAGTTCATCAACAGAGTTGATGTCCTTATTATACCTTCCCTTAATATAGGACAGTACGTCTTCGTCTTTTAATTCTGAAGTAGTTTCAAACTGTTCGTTAGTTTCAACCTGTTCATTCTCAATGAACGCTTCCTCCTGTTGAACATCCTGATTAAACTTCTCCTCGTGCTTGTCTAACAACTCTTGTTCAATTTCTTGAATAGAGCGTTCCTCCCCTGCGCCAATATCGCGCACTGTAAAATTTTCCATTTGATTTGATTTATTAAATTTATAGTTTTATGACAGAGTCAATAAATACTTAAGCTTTGCCGCCTCACCCGAAAGTGATTGAGCCATATTACAGATGTCTGGATACTTATTAATATCACCGTAAACTTCAAGCTCATTAGCGAACATTAATACCTGATCTGTAAGTTCAATAGCATCTTGACCAGACTTCATAGGTTCAATTCGCATACCCTTGATTCTCTTTCCGCTGTACCCCATCAACTTCTCTACAACCTCATCCTTGAAGTCTTGCAAGAACTCATAGAATCCTCCTGTAGCCTTGTGCTCTGCGAAACTTCTTGTCTCCCAGTGAATCATATGGAACTGCTCGTGAAACGTAGCTAATCTCCCTGCGATATCTTCTGTTGTCATATTGTTTTATTTATTAGTTGTAAACTTGTATTCTTACTGGTATGTCAGTAAATGATGTTGGAATTGAAGTATTAGATCCATTTGTATTTGTAAGAAATAATGTAAATGAATTACCAGAATTCCTACTTCCTTGTGTTAAATAACCACCGAACTCAAGAAAAGAACTAGCCCATATTATTGTTTTATTTTCTGTTAAAACACTTGATGATAACGTGCAGATTATATAACCGCTAAATGGAAATGTTGAAAACGTAATAGTAACACCTAACTCATTAATAACATTTGTATACGTAAAACTTGTTCCGTCATAAGATAACAGTATAACTGTTTCATTATATGTTTTTAAAGCAACAGTTCCATTAGCATCTGGAAAATCTATTAATCTAACAGTTGATAAAGTACTAGGAAACTGTAAAGTCATAAATTGAGAGCCTGCCCCTCTTCTACAAGTAATTTGACGACCACCTAAAGTAATACCTGAAGTACTTGAACCTCCAATTACTATAGATGCATTTGTTAATGTTGTAGTAAAGCCTCCACTTGTAATGGTATTCCCATTGTCTACAGTCTGCTGCAATGTTCCAGCTCCTCCAGCAGGTCCTTGAGGTCCAGTTGGTCCTTGAACTCCTTGAGCTCCATCTGCCCCTTGCGAAGCTAATAATGCCCAGTGTGTTGTATCAACATCAGGAGCAGTTGTTCCAGATGTAGCCAATATACAGAACCAAGACGCTCCGTCATATCCTACAGCATCATCTGCCACGTAAGCTGTTCCAGACACCCAAGATCCCTGCCATTCTAATCCTGCTGGTCCTACAGGTCCTACAGGTCCTGCTGGTCCTTGAACACCTTGAGGTCCTTGAGATCCTGTTCCAATTGTATCGACTAAGTCTTGTATTGTATATGGTTGAGTCTCTGCGTTTAACACTGCAGACTTTCTTTCTGTAAGATTTACATTTTCAGATATTCCTATAAACCTTGTTCCTGATGGTACTGTTGACATTTTTTATTTTTTTTGCAAAGTTAGTAATTATTTTCTTATATTATCTCGGCTCAAACTCAGCTAGGTCAAATCCGTCCATACTGTCCTCATTACTTTCGAAATCGACAGGTGGTAGGTTATTCTTACGCTGCTCAATCAGCTTAGATTGAGTTGTTGCCTGCTTCAGTATTCTGTTATCCTTAGCCTTCTCCTTCATCTCGTCCTTCATGGTTATAGCCTGAGCCTCAACACCCTTAAGCTGCATACTCATCTGGAACTCAACATTCATTAACTCAACCTTTAACTGAGCCTCAGACTTCATCTTCTCTATCTCGTATCCAATCTCTGCCTGCTTGATCATCATCTTAGACTGCGTCTCTGCCTGAATTTGTTGCATAGCATTCTGAGCAGCCATCTGCTGAGACTGAGCATTAATCTGAGCCTGCATCTGCTGAGCCTGCATAGCGTTCTGCTGATCCTGCTCCTGCTTCTTACGTCTCTTAAGTTTAAGTAACTGATTAGCAAGCTTAATATTATTTATTTCTCTAATATCTATAGCGTCCTCAAGTGTAATCGCATCCCTTGAAAGCGCAACCTGAATGTTCTGCTCTAGCTTAGTCTTCTCCTCCTCGTCTGGAGACATCTCTATAAATATACCGAAGTCGTATATGTATATCTCCTTAATTTCTTCAAGAAGACTTACATTATACTTTCCTATCTGCATAGCGAATGTCTCTGCAAAGTCAGAGTACTCTAATATATCTGCAACCCTGTACGATATAGCCTCAGCTAATCCCTTAGTTATGCTTAGACTTCCGTCTAGTATGTGTCTTGTTGCTGTGTTTGAGTTTGCCGCTGCAAGTTTCTGTAGACCAACTAAAGAGTTAGGATCTGGCATACTACCATCCCTTGCCTCGTTCAGTCCTGTCACATCTCTAATCATACTTAGGTAGTGATTGTAGCTTCCAATTAATGAAGCTATCTTACCCTGACCGCTGTTAGAGTTAAGCTCCTGGATAGGAACCCTTGCGTTATTAAACTCACCATCCTGGGTGTAGCTTCTACCGATTACACTACCAGTCTGGAAGTATAGTCTCAATGCATCCTCTGGATTGTATGCCGCACCGTTACCCAAGTCAACCTCGTTAAGTCCATCAGCATCGATGAACACACCGTCTGGTACAACCTTAGATATAACCTGCTGCAGCTTTAAGTGAGTAACCTGAATCAAGTCAGCAAATGGTATCATACGTCTAACCAAAGACTCTATGTTACCCTTATACATCCTTGGAGCTACTGCAATATAGTTTGGAAGCGCGTGCTGAGATGATGACTTAGGTCTAACCATATTCTTAGAAAGCTCCCACTTCAACATAATGTTAGTACCCATCACCATAACACCATCGTACCAAACATCGATAGTCTTCTCTACCTTCTCGAACTTACCGTCCTCCATCATCTCGTTAGGAGGGTTAAACGTGTCGTCCTTCTGGATCATTCTAACACCGCCTGTATCTAGTACCTTTTTCTTGTAAACAAACTTCTTGGTTGTCTTATAATTAACATAAAGAAGCGTTGCAGAGTCTCTACTAAACAAGCTGTTCTGATAGAACTGTGCGTTGTTATAGTAGTTGTACCATGACTGGCTGTACTTTGAAATCTCTTCAAGCTGATCGTTTGTAAGTGTAGGATCAATCTTAAGTAGTTCAGTAATAGCCACAGTCTTAATCTCTCCCCAGTAGAAGCAATCTCTAAAGTGCGGATCCTCTGTGTAGCTGTGAACTATATTAGCAGGATCTACGTAATCAATCTGAACGCCACTTCCTGGTAGGAACTGGTGCTTAACTATTCCCTTACCTAAAACGGCTAGGTCGTAGTCAACCCTGCTCCTTGTGTCTGAGTACTTGTTATCCTCTAGTATCGTATTTATCGCAGTCTCCTCAGCAATCTCTATCGCTGGCTTGTAGTTGATCTGCATAAATAAGTTAAGCTCCTCTGAATCCTGAGGAAGCTGATTGGCATTTGTATCAAACGCGTCAACCCCAAAGCTGTCCTTTATCTGATTCAGAATATCCTTAGACACCATATCGGTCTCTATCATATCCTGATACTTGCTACGTCTCTCGGCAGAAACTGCGTCCTGAGCGTAAGCCTTAACTCTAAAAAGTCTGTCAGACATACCGTTAACAACGATATCGACAAACTTTGGTATAATTGGAATCGGTGTCCAATCTAAATTTAAATGAGAAAGGTCACCATCTACTGATAACTCGTTCTTATACTTAGCAACTGATTGTTCTCCCCTTGCGTATAACCTAAGACGATGAAACTCACCCCACTGATTATAAAACTTACAAGTTCCACTATCTCTCCTAAACCACTCATACTGAACAGCTTGTGAGATCTGCAGTCCGTACTCGTATGATGCTTTTTCTTTGTCTGAAGCAAATTGATTAGGAAAGCCAGCAGGATTAATGTTAATGGTTACATCCTTCATTTACTTTATTATTTCGCTATATCTTCCGTTGTTATTATATCTTGCAAATTTAATACTTATTTTCGAATCTTTTTTAACTGCTTGAAATGTGGATCTTTGCGTTGCCATTATAGCTAATCCTGAACTAATTGCAGCATCAAACTTTGTCCTGTCGTTTATATCAAACTTAGCCCAGTCTTCTAAAGTTTTTGTAAAGTACATAGATCCCATCTCATCTGGATCCCTGTACGTAGCCTCTAAATCTAAACCTACGTACTTCTCTATATACGACTCAATTCCAGACGCGTGAGCGTGCTTAACATCCTCAGATGAGTTAGGTATACCCCCGA